GGAGAGAACTCTCCTGGAATTTAATAGCCCGTAGGGGCTGTTAAATGAGGGTATTAGCAAAGTGTTGTGGAAAAAAATTGCACAAAGGGCTATAGGGAAATTTTTTAATTTTTTGGGAGGGGCTGCAGTATAGCTACAAATTCCATTACTTGAGTACCCCCTGCCCCCCATAAGAAGTCTCCAGGGGGTACCTTTCTGCCAGCCATACTAATTAAAAGCTACACACAAGAGCCATCCGTTGTTAGTCTCTGCAGTTGAGGTTGTTGCTAGCAGTTGCTCTCCTTATTAGAGAGTGGTAGCTATAAGCTATCTGTAGTACCTGTATGGCCTTGATGCCATCACTACACAAGGATATACAATGCATAACTTTCAAACAATGGACAACCTTATCAACAACTTTGACAGAGAGGTGGCATCTCTATCAAGTATCTCTAGTGTACTAGGTCTATCAGACCAAGACACTATGTGGGAGGCTTCTGTATTCACTTCAGAATACACTCTCATATGGAATGGCTCATCTCTTGAGCTATCAGATAGTGATGATACCCGTTATCCTATCAAAGAGTCTAATGGCTCATATAGAGTATGGCCTGCAAGCTAGCTCTACTAATGTGGCTCTACCGCATTTCAAATACAAAAGAGGGTTGCTACCTTATAGCTGTACTTAGTAAGTCCTAACCCTTGTGGTAGGCAGAGTTAAGGAGAACATCATGCAAGTATTTACAATTATAGAAGAGTGTGTTTTATTTGACGCTGCAAGTCCTGACGATTGGTCTACAACGGTGCTACAAACATTCTCTACTGAAGAGCTAGCTAATGCTTATGCTAGTGAGCTACTTCACAACCATGGTACAGAGGACGAACTCTGCTACAAGCGTAGCTACCATGTGCAAAAAATGGAAGTGTTTACTTCTATAGCAGATGCAGAGGATGCTTATTATGCATAAGCCTACTATAGACTTCCTTCGTCGTCTATACTTCATCCCAGTAGTAGGTCCTGTACTTGCTACAGTTACAGGCAGAGTTGTCATCACTCTGCTTATTTTAACACTTGTTACGGTTGTCTTACCATAACCATCTCTCTATAAGGTGCTCTCCTTATTAGAGATAGAATAAATCAATTGAAAGGTCAACAATGGTAACTAAGTACATCACTTATTACTGTAATGTTAAACATCAAAACATTACAGTCCTAGTAACAATCCCTGAGTAGGGGTTGTCACCTGCGGGGTTAACATACCGCACCACTTGTCGGAACTACAATAAACAACAATAATCGTCTTGGAGGACATTATGAATAATCAACAACCACAACAACCTACATATCAGCGTAAAGTTGGGCTATTTGGCTCTATTAAGAAACTAGGCGTAACTACAGTAGCTGGTGCTAACAACATAGTAGTAGATGCTATTGGTGTAGCTACAGATGTAACAGGCTCAGCTAGAGTTGGTACTAGTCTATTGCGTACAGCTTCTACACTTTGGGGTAATGACCTCATTGCAGATTTAGAGAATGACGCTAGAGTTAACGCTTTACATCGTGAGATAGAGCTTGAGCAACAAAAAGCTGAGCTTGACAACCTCAAAGCAGTACTTGCTAGAGCTAAGGCTACTAATGCCTAGTATAATGGAGGCCTTAAGTGCCTTCGTAGCTAAGTTCCCAGGTGGTTCAGTTAGTGACTTCGCTAACTATTATAGAGCCTTACAATCTATACAACAACTGTAAGAACAATCAATGGTAGAGTTTCTTAACCATAATATGTTCTATGTAATGCTACCATTTATCATAATGGTAATACTTAGTACTACTCATCGCCAATAGTTGCCTTCAAGGCTCACCCATCCATCTAACTAAAAGGTCTTATTATGTCAAACTTCAACAAAGCTACTAAAGCTGTAATCCCAACTCCTGCTACTCTTACTGAAGAGTCATTTAACAACATCGTAGCTTCTGCTACTACTCACTACGCTGAGTTGCTTACTCCTGAGCTACTAATCTCAAATAGAAGAGGTTGCTATGCTACTGTTATCAACTCTACATATGACAACAAGCCACTTGAGCAAGTAGTTGGCTCTGCTAACGCTAAAGTAGCTACTGAGATGATACTAAGTGGTGTCACTTCGTCATTCTCTGCAATACCTGTTCGCTAAAGTGTCCTTTCCATTCTCCTTCTCTCCTTCTAAATAAGTCTCCCTTACGGGAGGCCTTATTTTTTCCTTTAAGAGCACCACTAAGAGCCCAAGAGCTTCACCCAATAGCTCCACTTTTCACGAGGAGGACAGGACGCTACGGGACAACCGTACCGTACTTGAGTCCGGCCTCTCCGTTCCTTACGCAATTCATCTGCTCAATTGACTCAGTCTCCATCAGTTGCTCTCTTTATTAGATGATGAATCTAAATAAAGGACGCTTATGACATATACACCACTAACCTATGAGGAGTTCCTTGAGGTCAACGAAGTTGAGCTTAACGAAATCTTTGCAATAACTGGTCGCACACTAGAGTTGGACTTCGAACCTGAATACGAAGCTATACATATATATGAGAGACCAGAAGTTTATGGTCCTCAATATGGTGGCTTGACTTGGCATAAAGTCTAGTCCCATTTCACCACTGACTTCAATAAGGGGTCAATAATTTTATATAAAGGAAACTTATGAGAGTTATAACATTGATTAATGAACACCTGCAAGGTACAAGTAGCTACAATGATGCCACTATCATGGCACCAATCTTAGATGCCTACCAAGGGGCCTCAGAGGCTACTAGGGAGCAAGCACTTGCTACCTTACATAAAGCCATAAAGGGTTCTAACGAGGAGAAAGGAGTCACCGCTAGGTGGCTACTTGAGGTAATACAAGAGTTACCAAATAGTAGCCATAATGGGGCTAAAATACCTACACGTCGTGTAGATGCTCTCAGAGCCTCTACAAGGGATTTTATCTCTCAGAGGATGTCAGGTAAGGGCAAGGGGTCGTTTGGCCTCTGAGGGGCCTCTATGGGCCTCTGAGGGCTATGGCACGGGATACCGTATACTTTATACATAATGTCCCACCTGAAAATTACACTTCCCAACAACATCACTTCAATAAGCTACTCTCGTTACACTCCGTAGCTAACCAATAGTAAAGGACATACCATGAGCCCACAATTCGTAATAAAGGCCACTTCTGAGAAAACCAATGACATAGCCTACCTTGATAAAGCTGTAGGTTCAATTATCCGTAGGCTACCAGATGAAAACATATACATAGGTAACTTTCTAGAAGTAGCTACCCGTATAAAAGAAGAGAGGTTATTTGATATAGCCAACCGTAGGATAAGTGCTTCTGCATGGAACTATGAATCAGTACCATACATTGAAGTAATAGAGGACTTACAATGAAACCCCAGCAATACATAATACAAGCTACAAACAACTTACTTCCCGATTGTCCCATATATTTAGCATACGAGGTTAGTAAGGTAGCTTGTACCAAAAAAGATAGGTTTAGAGGTAATTTATTCTCTACTAAACACCGCCTAGACCAAGAGCTAGCCTCTAACCCTAAACTTGGTAGTAACTGGCATTACCAAATAGTAAAGGACTTACAATGACCCAATTGTACCTAATTGAAGCTAAAGACTTACTAACATCACCTGACACTCAACCTATCTATCTAGATAATAATCAAGGAGATGCTAGTGATCTAACAGCTTTTACCCGTAATGCCAACCTCTTTAGAGGTAACCTCTTTGAAACAGCTGTTAGAATAGAGCAAGAACTAGAGCATGACAAAGTGTATGCCTCTGATGAGCAATGGCAGTATATTACTGTCCCAGCCTTCTCACCACTACCCATAAAGGACCAACAATGACCCAACAATTCGTAATTGAAGCTGAAGACTTACTAGAATCCCCTGACAACACACCTATCTATCTAGCTACCAAAAAAGGGTATGCTAAAAGCCTAACAACATTTAACACTAGTGATAAACTCTTTCAAGGTAACATCTTTGAGGCAGCTACTAGAATAGCACAAGAACTAGAGTATGACAGAGAAAATCCAGTCTCTTATACCACACAATGGCAATATACTGCTATACCAGCTAGTGCACCACTACTCATAAAGGATACCAAATGAAACTATTTGTAATAGAAGCTATATCCAACAGTACTATAGCTACCACTTCTCAATATCTATGCCCTCAACTGGGTACTACAACTACACTTTGTATGAATGGTCAGAAAGATATCTTTATAGGTAACTTCCTAGAAACAGCAAAACGTATAGAGGAAGAATATAGCTTTGATGTTAACATGTATAAAGCAAATAGTTGGCAATACACATCTCATCCAGTCTCTACCTTAGAAGACAATGCAATAAAACTTAAAGGATAACCAATGCTAGAACCGTTTATCACCTTCACAGAAACCGACGGAGATACCATCTCCTTACCACGCTCATCAGTGCTGACTATTAGGGTATTTGGGTCGAGGGTAAAGTTACTATATACATTATCTGGAGACTATGCAGATAGAAAACAAATTATCATTAAAGAGTCCCTAGAAGAAGCTTTGGCTATTCTAAATCAAACAAACCAAAAGGAAACTTATGAACAATAAATTACGACTAAAAGCCTTAAGAGCTTACAACAACATCCAAGAGAACGAAGTACTAGTACTAGTAGACAACCAGTCAGAGGTAACAGAGCTAATATGTGATACCGAGAAAGCTACTGGAGAAGACTTAGCCACCTTAAATAAGTCCTACTCTATCTTACTAGAGGACGACTACTTATCCTTCAAAGTCCTACCAATAGGTACTGACTACATCATCTACAAAGGTAAAGTGGTACCAATCCTCACTAAAGTATTCACCGCTGGTTAACCAAAGCTAGCCTTATTAGAAAATGCAATAAACCAAAAGGATAACAAATGAACCACCACAATTACATCTACCACTCAGTAGTACCCTACATTTATAGCCTTGAACTTGAAGGCTTATCACACTCAGAGATAGTATCTCATGTATTCCTAAAATATGGTGTTACAATCAAGCAATCTCTGATACAACCAGCTATAGAACTCTTCGAGTTAGAACTACAACTAGCCACCACTGACTCTGACGACAGTCCCACTTCCAGTAGCCAGGACACAAGTCTTAGTAACCTATTAGAGCCGGATATAGTTGTACCAACCTTGTAGTAGCTTCCGATTACAATCCTTAGTTACTACACCAATCCATATCTATACCCTTCAGAGTAATTCTAAGCTACCTACAAGCCACGAATTACCCTTGACCTAACCCATGGTAGCCCAAAAGGACATAAAGCCCTTCTACCACCCTTAAAAGGATTATTATGAACACATTACAAATAATACTAACTGTTACCATCATTGCTTTAGCCTTGTATGGTATAACTACAGTACTCTCTAAGTTATTGAGCTATGCCAATGAGTACTAAGAAACCTAAACCAGAGTACTTCATTGACGCCGAAGATGAACTTATGTACCTTGAGATGCTGGAAACTATGGACAGCCTTACAGCTAACCAGATATACCATAAGGTAAAAGATGAGAAGGTAGGTACTAACCTTGCACCACCTGCTAGGAACAAGACCTTCTCTGAGTTTACTTATAAAAACCTACGCTACCTAATACTAGGTTGTCGTCATTGCGGTGCAGAGATACGAGCTAAAGCATTAGCTACCTTCATATTTAAAGCTTCTCTAGATACTCCTATGAATGCACTAGTTAGTAATGACCACCTTAAGAAGCTTCTCTTTGATAACCTCAATCAGAAGCTACCAGAGGTGTACTCTTGGAGTAATGTAGAGTATAACGAGCAGTAATAATTGTTATAAGTTGTAAGTATGATAGTAGGCTAATCTTAAAGTAACCTAAAAACATCATACAACAACAACAACAACTTACTAACTAACTTACCTACAACCTTTTCTTAATTACTTTTATGAGCTAAAAGGTCTCCTCAGCCAATTACTTCGTTGCTAGCAATAGCTCACCTTATTAAAAATAGATTAAATCAAAGGATAAACAATGACTTACACTAAGAAACCACAACATACTAAGAACTTCTCCATTACCTTTAAATCACCTACGGGTAATGTAGTTGGTCACTTTAACCCTTCAGCTACATTCCTTAAAGCCGTAACAGGTAAACAACAAGAGTTTGTAACAGTACAAGATATTATGGAAATCAATCAAGGTAAACTTATGGAATACCTAATGACTACTACCATAGAAATATCCAATCCAAATGCTGAAACCGAGATAGTAGATATTACTAACTACTAACTAATTATTCCATAGCTATTCCACTATGGAATTCTCATAGGACTTCAATAACGGTACTAAATAATTCCACAAATATTGACTAAAGGAGATAACGTGAAAAATCAGCTACTAGAGATAGCCTCTCAATACTCCTCACCGGAGGACTTCAAAGCTAAAAATCTACCTAAATACCTCCTTGCCAAAAAGCAACGACTACTTAGAGTAGCTTTTCCACCTACTACCACCTCAGAAGCCTTTAAAGGTATCTACAAGCTCTACAAAGGTAAAACAGTAGTCTTCATAGGCTACTCACTAGATAACCTCTTAGAGGCTATGCAAATGGCTTCTAAGACTATACCTTGTAATAACTATGTCTACTATAAGATGAGTAACCACTCAGATATAATAACATTGTATACCTATATGGTTAACAAGTTTAAACCTAGACATAATAAAGATGTCCAACAACATACCATCTCATTCTCAATAGTACTATCCAATAAGTTACTAGGAGAACCCTTCACAGGTAAACTATAGCTAGAGACTACTTCGGTAGCCTCTATGGTGTAGTAACCAAGTGCGCCTAAGTCGGCTAATTAACATTCAAAACTATCGTAGGAGATAATCACAATGGCATTCAATACAACTAAATCAACTAACTCTAAGAACTCATATGTAGCGTCTATCAGCTCAATTAAAACAGAGAAACCAGCTCTATGGATTAACATAGTAGACTCATTTGCTCTAAATGTAGTAGGTAAAAAGCTAGAGGAGCTAACTCCTGAAGAAGCTAAAGACCTAATCATTCGTGCAGTAGAATCAGAGCACTTTCAACTTGTAGTTAAAGATGTAACTCAAGAGAAAGAACTAGTAGACATAGACAACTACTAGCCTCTACCCTTAACTACTAAATCTTACAAAGGACATTAATGTACTCAACACAGCTAATTACAGAATCGGTTATGGGTAAACATAACATAACAAAATGGGTCAAAGAAGAAATAGCTTCCATAAAGCAATCCGATATAGACCACGCACTAGAACGAGCAGAGTTATTCCTCACTAAAGACCGTGAGGACTTAGAGTCTAAAGCTAGAGTAGAGGAGCTATCTCTAATCTATTCTCTAGAAGAGGCTAAGCAACTAGTAGTAGATAGCCTACTATCAGCTATCATCCTCATCAAACCAGAGTTCCTCATCCGTGGAGGTAAAGAAGTAGCTTTTGCAGGTGTTGCACCAATCCAGGCTATTGCTACTCAAATAGGGCTAGCTCTCCACCAAGACCAAATAGATGCTGTATCTACCGGAGTAGAAATACTAGCAGAGTTTGCAGATATGGGCATCTATGATGTTCGTATTGTCAAAGAAGCAGACCGTGCAGTAAACCGTATTCAACTAGAGGTACACGGTGATAGTGCTGTAGTAATACCAACTATGCACATCTCACTAGACCTCTACAAGCGTATCAAGTTCACTCAATACCTACCACCTATGCTAGTAAAGCCTTTGGATTACTAATGTACGGGGTATACTATAGCCTCTTAGAGGACTGTTACACAATCTCACCACTAGAGCAAGCTCACTACCCAATACTAGAAGAAGATGCAAAACTTCTACAAGTATTTAGTACATTTGAGCAAGCAACAATACACAGAGACTCTCTCTTTAACTAATCCACTTGGAGGATAACTATGAAATCAAGAGTAAAATCACATCTACTAACGCACGACCGTGACAACATCATACTAGGCCGTGGTAATAATGTTGGACAACGAGTAAACAAATCTGCTATCAACAAACTACAATCTGTACCTTGGGAAATCAACGAAGACATACTGCACCTATTAAGTGATAAACTAAAAGAGCCAGACTGGAAGAGTCCAGAAGCTCCAACAGCTATTGAACAGAAAGAGCGTAAGAAGTCCTTTGCACTAAGAGACAGAGAGACTAACGATGTAGTAGATTACTTACTAGAAAATGGTAACCAGTTCTACTTCGGTTGGAAATACGACAAGCGTGGTAGAAGTTACTCTCAAGGCTACCACACAAACATCCAAGGCAACGAGTATCGCAAAGCTATGCTACGCTTTAGCAACAAAGAGTTACTTACTAAAGAAGGTATCTACTACCTAAAGATAGACATTGCCAACACTATGGGCTATGACAAGTTAACTTGGCTACAAAGAATAGCTAGAGCAAATGCTATCATCAGCAATACCTTCTACAAGCTAATCAATGACACCAAGTACGAGAGAGACTTCGCCTCAATAGAAGAAGCTATCATAGCTCAATCCAAAGAAGCTGACTCTCCACTACTATTCATCAAAGCTATGTTTTCTTACTACCACGGAGTAATCCTTGGTGAACCAATAGGTCACAATATGTCACTAGACTCAACAGCCTCAGGTCTCCAGATAATGTCAGCACTGTCAGGTTGCTGCATAACAGCTAGAAACTGTAATGTCCACGCTAAAGTAGAACGCCAATACACAGAAGAAGTTGCCGAGAGGTTATCACAACTAGAAGCAGAACTTGCTTCACTAAAGGACTAATATGAAGAGAACTAAATCACAAATACTAGCAGAAATCCGTAGCCTTAAAAGCAATCCAGCCAACTACACTGAAAAGGTAGTCCGTGCAGACCCTTACTCTCTTGTAGCTCAACGCATGGTAGAGAAGCTACCTCATACTCCAGTATTTGATGGTATGAGCTTCAGTGAGATTAGAGCATTCTGTAAGAAGCCTGTTATGACAACATTTTATAACAGTAAACAACAACCAATCCAAGCCTTTGGAGAAGACACAGAAGAACTTCATGCCTTCTACGAAACTCTACAAGAGCTATTCCCAGGTGCTATGGATGTAATGGAAGTCCTCAACGACCGTTGGGACAACGAGGCACTAGCTCATTCGTGGACTACACCAGATGGTCACGTAGCCCATGTTAAAGTAATGGAGACTATCGACGGCACCCTAGACATAGAAGGGCTAAGTCTACCATATCGTCATAAGAAGAATCAGCCTTCCAAACGAGGTACATCATTACCGGCTAATTACATTCACAGCTTAGATGGCTACTGCGTAAGAGCCCAAGCCGATGCCCACAACTTCGACTTCACTCACATCCACGACGACTTCCAAGCTCACCCTAACAATATGGGTGCAGTTCGTAAACAATTCATCGAATCACTACGTGTAATCTCCGAAGGTCACTACCTAGAAGAATTCTGCGAGAGAGACTTTGGTATTGACAACAAAGACTTCTTAGACGGACTAGCTACAAGCTCTTATGCTTTATGCTAGTCTCCACCAATAACCACAAAGGATAACCACTATGACTAAATCACACTATGATGCAATACAACTACGCCGTACTAATGTAATAACTAAGATAGCTGAAAGCAAAGCCTACCGTCAGGTAGCTATGCGAAGCCTATGCAAGCGTGTCAAGGTACCAGCCGACACTTGGCGAGGTATGTCAACTAAAGACACCACTATCCTCACTAGCTTAGCCTCAACACTAGTAGCCTTTGGCTCTCTCACCCCTAAACAATATGGGCTAGCTCGTCGTATCCTCTCCACCCACAAATAAGCCTACCCTTTGGGGTAGCCTTATTTTTTCGCATTTGTTAATTGCTTAACGCTTCGTCCCAGCGGGGACTCCACTACAATTCCTCCATCTCAAACTGTTAGCTCCTTGCGTCGCCTTCTGTGTGATTTATCGCTAGCGCTTGCTTCTTGCCGGAGGCTCCCTTCTCAAACCATTGTCAAGTGTTGTGAATATCACTATCTCTAATTTCAAATTCTCAGACCATTGTGTTGTTTTGTGGATATTGTAACGGTTCTAACCATTGCAACTTTCCAAACTTTATTTTTTGATTAAGGAAAGAAATGTTAACTATAACTGAACAACAATGGCAAGAAATCCTTGGTAAGCACCAAGAGAAGATTAACAAGATAAACGTCCTAAAGGCTCGTAATGAGTTCCTTGAGGAACGAAACCTGCAACTTAAACAAGAAGAAGCAGTACTTGATAAGACTACAAAAGAGCTAGCAACCACTAAGGCAACACTGTCATTAATATTGCAGAAGTTACAAACTTCATTGAATAAAGTGGAATGTTATGAGTTGCTCAATGGCAATCCAATTACACAGCATGAGTTAGATAAAATTATATAAGGAGTCATTATGACAAGAGAACAAGCAAGAAAGGTCCATATATCTGGGCAAGGTAGTTACGACTTTATAGACAAAATATATGATGATTTTGAAGAAAAGTACGCAGAACTAGGTAAAGAGATAGAAGCCTTAAAAAATACAGAAGTAAAGTATCCTGTTTATTGTAAAAGTAAACAAGATAAAGCAGTAATTAAGTTTACTGGAATCAGAACAGGTAAATGTGTGGTACAAGGAAAGAGCACAGAATATTGTGACTCTGATGAAAAGTGGCTTTCCTCATACTGCCCCCGACACTTGGCAGCAATTAGCTGTATGTCCTAAGACTGGATTCTTTGATGGTCAATTAGTATGGGCTTGGGATGGTTACTATAAGTATAGTAGGACTTTAAGATTTTATGATTCAAAAAATAGCACTACATTTAATGAGACTCATGGGGGAAGGTGTGGTGCTTCAGTTGATAACTACGAAGCATACGAAGGTGAGTACCCTGAATGGGCTTTAGAAGCATTCAATAAACTAGACCTAGAAGGAAAATAATGAAAGTTAAACTAACACTACCAGACAACACAGAAATAGAAGTTGATATGGCTCAAGAAGACGTAGACAAGCTTAGTGCTACTCAATCGTCAGGTATGTGGAAACCACAGCATATAGAAGACTATTGGTATATAGATTCAGAAGGTGATTCATGTATAACGTCTTGGCAAGATGATATTTCTGATCATATGAATAGACTAAGCTTTGGTAATGTGTATAAAACAGAAGAACTAGCTGAGACAGCTAGAGATAGCGTGCAAAAGCATAACCGTATCTTAGCATGGTTAGCTAATCATGATGATGGCTTTGTAGCTGATTGGGGTGATAAAACACAATCTAAATATATTCTAAAGTACAACCACTATAACAGAGAATATAGCTATTTAGTTCGTTCTCTTGAAGAACCATACGCACCTTGTATGTCAGAAGCAAATATTAAAGAACTATGTAGACAACTCAACTCAGGAGAGTTTACACTATAAGGATACCAATGGCTAATTTCTACTTTATAAACCAATTAACATCTGCTATATTATTTGGTATAGCCTATATCAATACATTAGTATACCTCAACCACTTAATGGAGACACCATGGCATGAAAAGCACCATCAATAATGACTTTATAATAAAACTACTAATAGCAAACACTGTCATATGTGAGTGGACTATTATAGCCTACGACATATATCACTGGTAAAGGAAAGCAATGACACCAGAAGAACTACGCATAGCAAAACACGAAATGGAAAATGACATAAAGGCAGAAGCTGCTGAAGAGTCACAAGCTCATAGAGATGTCTACACCGTACTCTCACGCTACGAGGAGGACCTAGATATAATCTATGCAACAATGCAAGTAATAAGAGGAAAAGTACGTAGATATAACCATGAAATATCCTTTGAAGACTTACTAACTTACATATTGGAGACAAGATGATACTAGCGATAGCTATAGTTGTTGTATTTATATTCATATTTGTTATAGCTAGCAACGATGAATTTAATGGACAACAAACCACCAAACAACCACACCCAATAGACTACGTGCTACCCTCTTTCAAAACACCAACAAAGAAAGAGCCTATAAACTACTCCTCATATATTAAATCAGAGTCTTGGTATGAGAACCCAGCACGTAAACAACGGCTATATGAGTCGGGACTACAATGTGAGATGTGTAAATCTAACAACCACTTAGAAGTACACCATTTACACTACCATTCCCTAGGCAAAGAACAGCTAGATGACCTAGTAGTCCTCTGCAAGAAGTGCCACACCGCTACACATGCTTCTGCAGGTAAAGGTGTCACTTATTACCCACCAATAAAGGGCTAATATGTTTGAACCTTTCACAATAATTGTAAATGGCTCTAAAATTGAGCTACTTCAACCAATAAAAGATGTAAAGTCCCTAGTCATAACCCACATGCGAGGGTTACAAATACCAATACAACCAGGTCACACAAAAGCAATAGCAGAGTGGTTATACAATTTAACCCAACAAGTAGAAATGGTTGAGTACAACAAAGTACTCATCCCAAAAGAAGAGGTTAATAAACCACCTCATATGCAATAGCCGACCTCATGTCGTTAACTGGAGACAAGGACAAGGATGTCCTATAAAACTAAAAAGACCCACAGGGCATAAAGGAGTCACTACCATGGCATTCAATCAAGGAACAAGCTCAATCAAGAGCAAAAACCAATTCTCAGCACGTATGGTGTCTAATAAGACACAAGCAATGATTAACTGGGTACATATCACAGATGATTTCGCAAGAAGAGTTTGTGGAGTATCAAATGCAAGTGAGGTAACAGCTGCAATGGCAACTGATAAACTACCACCACTTCTAAACAGTGATCGCGTATCTGTAGTTATTACAGATATGACTGCTGAGTTAGAGCCAATTCCAGTAGATGAGTATTAACCACTGCTCATAGCCTCCTTACGGGAGGTAAAGCTCCCAAAAAGGAAATAAAGTGTTTAACACTGACGACGCCGGGCTAGTACCTGGTTACAACTACTAGAGTGGGCTTTTGCTTGCTCTACCTATATATTGCATACTAATGCCTTATACCACCTAATATTCTCCTACAATGTTAATGTCCTCCAAGATTCAGGTGTAAGGTATTCTTATGTAATATACACAAAGGATAACAATGCAAAAACGTAAAACAATGGGGCCACTAACGGCTATCGGAACTATGCTGAGTGCTATGGCTTCAACAATAGAAGTTGTAGACAACACTATCAAAACAAGTGGTGATGTAATCCACTCAGGCCTTCAAGGTGTATCAACTGTAACTACTGGTGGCTCAACAGCCATCAAAATAGTAGTAGATGACGCCGTAGATGAACTCCGTGAAGATACAGCTATCGACTCACTAATCCGCAAAGCAAACAACAAAGTTCGCTTAGCATCAGCACAAGCTGAAGCTGATCGCATCCTTGCAACTCTAGATCAACCTCTAGAGTCGTAATTAGAGTAGCCTTTTGGCTATTCCTATTAAACCTCTAGGAGAAACAATGTTAAAGCTTATAGCTACCTCACTTATTGCCTTACCATTAATCATAGGTTGTGATGATGTTAAAAACTTACAAACCACTAGGTATGCTAACTACCCTAAATTATGTAAAGACTACTATCAGCAGTATGATGGTATGTTTATACGTGGTAGAGGTGGTAAACTAAACCAGCTAGATACAATAATGGAGTACTGTAAATACACAGAGACACACAAGGAGAAACAATGAAAAAAACAATGACAATAACAATGGAACTATCTTACGACCAAGTGCTTGCAGTAACTAACTTATTAAATACCTTGTCAGAGTCCCATATAAGCTCTACAAGCAACGATCTACCTTCAGAGGTACAATCACTTACCCCAGCCCCTGAAACTCCTTCAGAGGCTTCTGATGATCAAGAACAACTTGATCAACCAAACAATATAAAACCTCGTACAAAAATGCCAGCATTTGGTATGAAAGCTTCTCAAGTAGCTGCTCACAAAGCTAAAACTCTTGAAACTGATATAAAGGCCTCTAAAAAAGTTGAGGCTAAAAAAGAAAAGCAAGAAATAGAGGCTAAACTGCAAGCTGAAGTAGCTGAAATTACAGCTACATCTATAGCCTCTGAGCCACCAACAACAAACCCAGTAAAACACTGGGAACTATAAGGAATAGACATGAGTAAAGAATTAGAAGTTGAAATGGTGGAAGAACGTGAAATAAGTATTACAAAACTAGAAGATAGCTTCTCAGAGTTCCTTATAGTAGTAGATACAACTACATCAAAGATATCAACAAATATCAATATGGATGAATTAAATGAAATTGGTGATGAAATACTTAAAGCTCGTGAGTACCTAATATCATTTGCATCTGGTGAGAAGAAATCAACTCGTGAAAAACTATACAATCAAGTTGGTAACTTACCACTTATTGGTTCATGGGCTTCCAAAAAAGCAGAAGAGGTACAACTACAATCACTAAAAGACTCTAACGTAAAAGATGTCCTGCAAGGTATCTTCGATAACTTCGAAATCAAGAAGAAGCGATTAGTAGAGCTAACTACACTAGCTGATACCATACGCAACTCACTGCTAAATAGTGAAAAAAAGCTAGGTGAATTTATCAAAGATATAGACTACATACTATCAACTACAACGGACCCTGCTAGTAAAATGCGTGCTTATGACATGAGTATTCAAGCTCAATCGTCAGAGAAAATTATTAAAGACCAAGTACATAATAAACTCCACTTCATCATAGAAATGATGGAAGCACTCCACTTACGTATGAGTAAAACTCTACCAAGCATTAAAGCTCAACTAATTAATGAAACATCTATAGCAGGTATGATTACATCAATATCTGATAGTGTTAAAATGATGGATTCCTTACAAGAACTAACTAATGAGATATCTAGAACATCCACAGCTAATATACAAGGACTAATTATGGAAGTATCTGACCAACTAACAAATGGTGTAGATGTGGACTTCTATAAGAAATCGGCTGAGACTAATGCAGCCTTCCAAAAAACAATGAATGAGTGTACAGCTAAACGTATAAAGGCAACTGTAGATACTTACAATGAACTTAAAGACATTGGTATGGATGTGTCTAGGCAATTAGAGAATAGAGTATCTGCACAATGTCAAGCTCTGGGTATAAATAAGCAAGAGGACTAACCATGAAAATTCATTTTACATTAGACGAATTACAAGAACTATCAGCTGAGGAGCTTCAAGGTATATTCTTTTTTAAAACAAGTGCAAGTACCATACCATTTGCTATGGTAAAATCATTAACAGCTTCATCAATAGTATTAACTGACAACACAGAGGTACATACAGGGAGAGGTAATTATTCAGAAATTATGCAAAGATATACATGCTATCAATACGTAACAGCTGTACTTGCAGGTGGTTCTGTAGACCTTCTTGCAAGACAATCCTTTGAAGATACTATGACAGCTACAGTATCAGCAGCTATAGATTCTATACACTCAGCAAATCAATTAGCAATACAAACAATGCAGCAAGAAGTTGATAACTTATCTACTAAGCTTCAACCAAATGCAGATAAGATACAAGAGTCTCTTACATCCTTAATTGCTAGTTTCAACGATAAGCTATCAACTATAGATACCATTAAATATAATAAACGCATGCGATCCCTTGACAAAATAGTAAATGCTTTTGACTCCCTAGTATCTGATATATAAAGGCTTCTAATGCTAAGTATCTTTAAATCTCGTAAGTCAAAATTATATGATGAGTACATCAAGTTACAGCAAATGGTCATAAAGCTAAATAATATTACACCTACAGATGATAACTCTAAACTTATTAAAGACACTCAGCTTAAAATACTATATAATAACTACCTACAAGTGGGTCGTATGTATAGTAAGTTTACTCCTAAATTATCAACAGACAGGGCTACACTATTTGCAATGCAGGGCTCAACTCCTCGTATAGCAATTGGTGAACCCTTGAATGTAACTTTTTCACGTAGTATTTATATCCATAACCATTATAGTAAGTTTGAAAATGAGCTAAAGCTAAGCTTAACTAACTACGCTGCACTACGCAGAGGCATTGCACCAGCACTTAAGTCAATGATAGAGACTTCCATACATAAAAAATTACTAACACTAACTAAGGAATTCTCAAATATAATAGAACCCATAATAGTATATGATTACATCAATATTGGTGATACTATTACAGAAAAACACCACCGCTATTGTATATTACGTTCTATAATAGACAGCTTGCCTAAACCAGGGCTAACGATTACACCTAAAACAATAGCTGTAATTTATGGTATTGCTAATAAGTACCAAGATGACACAGCGTTATTGCTACAGCATCTTCATAGCTACCATATAGACTTCCTCATAAAGGACACCAATGATTGACCCAAGACTAATAATTGAATATATAGTAGTTTCAAGCACCACACGTAGTGCATATGAAGAAAAAGTAAATAACCTTATTAGAGAGGGTTGGATCCCATATAATGAAGGTGACCTAGCAAAAACTTGGACAATGTCATTAGTAAAATTAAAGGAGCCCATATATGATACACTGGCTTAAAGGTGATGACTTAAAGTTATTGCGACGCAACAATAAAATTTCCCTAGAGGAAGCTAACCATATCTATTATCATCGTTTAATAGATATATTACTAACCATTGCACTAGTTGCAACACTAATGGTTACAATAATAAAGGACATTACATGAACAAAGATATACTTATCGAACAATTCTTCAAGTCAATTGCAGACCGTAAACCAGATAAAAACGATGAAACAATAACAACATTTGATCGCAATATATTCTGGTATGACCGTGATGAGGTGCAACGTCAGCAACGTGCAGTAGACCAATCAGGTACATCACCTGTAACCTATGAAACCCACCGTGCAGCTGTAGAGATGGCTTACATTATACTTCATAAAACAACACCACATGATATAGCTATGATCATCTTAACCCATAGAGCATTTGCTAACTATCGCAAAAATGTATTCAGTGGTAAAGGTAGCTTCAACAAAGACTACAGCTACCTTATAAAGAAGGCTAGTACCCTTATTAACCCTCATACATCACAGTTAATAAATAGTAATGTACGTCAAAAGCTATCTAGTTTTACAACTCCAACTCTAGTTGCAATTAATCACATTGTAGGATCTGTAGAAGAAGTAACAACACCTTCAATAGATTTAACCCTACAAGAGTGGGCTCATCGCTATAACGCTGGTAGCCCTGAGAGTACTACATACATGGTTGCAGGACTAAAAGTAGGTATCTAATGCCTCGATCTGAACCATGGTACCCATCAACCAAACTAACATATGGCCAGCTATACTTCTTTATAAAGCAAAAGACATTCTCATTAAATCCTTTCGACAAAGTATCGATTAATGAGGCTCGTACAGCAATACTACGAGAAGCTAAAGAGGTATCTCCAGACTTCAAAATGTTTTTAAAAGCTGCAACAATGGCTACTGGCCTTGGTGAACGTAGTATAAAAAATATAATATATAAAGGAACAACATGAAACTCTATGCTTTATTATTAACCCTAATTACACTAACCAGTGCTTGGGTAACCCACGTCATATACTGCCTACTAGGTGCTAAATACTTACTACTAATAGCAGGTGCATTAGTAGCTCCTGTAGGTATTATTCATGGCATCGGGATATGGTTTGGTAACTAAGTTATTTAAAAGGTTACTAAATCTACTACCTTCCCGCCCAATGGATACTCAAAAGCTTTCAATAGCTAATGAGTTAATTGCTATACTTCTTGAAGAAGCAGAAACATCTAGAGTTCAAATCCAAAAACTCCAAGATGTCATTGCCAACAAGAAAACAAAATTAGCAACAACTGTTGACAAACTATCAATTACTGCACATGCTATTCACAGATATCGCCAACGCCATAACGGTAAAGGCACTGATGAAGATATATCCAAAATGCTACACAAATGTTTACTAAACCAACTAGCTACAACTGACAAGCTACAAGATGGTGAGTACGTCCTAAAAAAAGGTGTAGTGGGTGTAGTTGCTAACAACACATTAGTAACAGTGTTACCAACTCGTAAAGTCAACACACCATCAATAAAAAATCTAAAAAAGGTATTAAAATGAATAATGAATCACAAACTGGTGTCATCCTCCCAGAAGACAACATCATAGACACTAAATGGGCAAAAGAACAACTAGAACGTGTAGACATGTTCAGCACAGAGCTGCTTAACTATGGTAAGGGAGAGGTCTTCTACATGCTCCGCAGTAACCTGTCTACATCTGGCTATGAGCAATCAATAGCTGAGCTAAACTACACTGTCGAAACAGCTGAAACCTACATCAGCTACTTACAAAAACGCCCTGTACTAGAGGCAGTTAAAGAAAAATACTATGTAGCACTATCTCTATCAGCTACTGAATACTTACCAGACTCAATAGAAGATGGTCTAGCACTTCTAGATATATGTGTAGCAAAATATGGCAAGCCAACAGCTGACAACCTTCGCAGAGCTGCAGAGGATAATGGTACAGCTGTTAAAAAAATGTCAGCATCAGCTATAACTGTAGAAGCTCTAAAAAAGAAAGCACTCCATGAGTGGCTCCTTGAAGAGCACCAGCTATCAGATGATGACATCTACCAAGCATCTCGCTTATCCTCAGAGGGTAAATCAGAGTTCTTAGAAAAGATGTTACAAGCATATAGCCTCCTAGAAGACTGGCAAGCCTTCTACAAAGAAGTTGCTCCCGTGATAATGGAGTCTACTAACACACGTAATCAACGCTTCCTCTCTGACCTGAACGATGCTAGTGGCTCAATCATTGAGTACCTGCAAAAAGAGAAAGCATTCAACGAACTCAACGAATACAAAGAAGTATTCGCTAATGAGATCTACCCAAAACTTAGCTTCGACGCTGAAACTAAGTAACCTCATAGAGCCACTGGTAGGTGGTTCTGTTGAGACTACTAAAGGACTTTAATGAAAACTATTCATGGAATTAACTACTCACTACCTAAGGTATTATTACTACAAGAAACTGGAATTGGGACAGCAGAATATGCTGCACGTACTTGCTATGATAGCTTTGATGCTAGTGAAAACTCCTTTATAAAGGCTATAAATAGTAATATATCTACTATAACTTCACAAAAAGACTTTGATGCAAGATTTTATAACCAACTAGCAAATATTGAACACTCAGACCTCCTAGATAAACTAGCATGGACTCACTTTCACCATAGTATCCTAGAACACGCTAACCTTACGTACCTTATCAAGGGTACTAGCCGTGGTGTACTCCAAGAGCATGCACGTCATCGCCTCCAAGCTATATCTGTACGTAGTACTCGCTATACAATGTCAAATGTTCTAAATGCCTTCGTAGCTGAACTTGCTGAAAATATAACCAATAGTGTACCCTCACCATGGTTCCTAAAAACCATTCGTGAGCTAGACCTATTTGTAACTACTGGCAATGACTACAATAACTTACAAGCTACTGATATCTTCCGTAAACTAAGCCTCCAATGTGTAGCACTGGGCTATGATGAGTTTGTTAAACTAGCTATTGCCAAGTCATCACTTGACTATGTAACAAATATTAAAGACTCTCAAACCCTATTCAACACATTAGAAGCTGGTAAGTCTAAGCGAAATGTTGGGGATGCCTTTAAGCATCTCGTAAATGACAATTTTAAGACAGATCTTGTTGTTACTTTTAACCTTAGAAGTCTGAAGAACTACTTAGAACTAAGGGCTTCAGGCAGTGCTTATTTTCAAATACAATGGTTAGCAGAGGGGATGATTAAAGCTACCCCACGTAAATATTTAGATCTAATAATGAGAGAAAATAAAATCACCAGTATACTAGGTACATAGTATTTGTTAACTGTATTTAAGTTATACTGTCATTATTAAAAGGATAATGATGATATCACTATATGTAAAGACACATAATGTAACAGGGTTAAGGTACTTTGGTAAAACAACAAAAGACCCTTATTACTATAAAGGCTCAGGAATATATTGGAAGAAGCACATTGCCAAACATGGTAATGATGTATCTACTATAGTGGTTGGGGAGTACCTAGAAGTAAGTTCTCTACTAAGAACTCATGCTTTAAATTTTTCTGTATTATTTGACATAGTACACTCAACTAAATGGGCAAATCTTATTAATGAAAATGGTGTAGATGGCAACTGCCCTGGCACAATATTCACACAGGAAACAAGAGATAAAATAGGTAAAGCTAGTACTGGAAGGCCCTCCGTTAAAAAGGGTAAATCCTATGCAGAGTACTTTGGAACTGAAAAAGCAGAGGCTATTATTACTAAAATGAAAACTTCAAAGTATCACACCTCAACATACACAGAACGTTTCACGAAAGAAAAAGCTGCAGAGCTAAAAGCAGCTGCAAGTGCCAGAATGTGTGGTGCTCTGAATAGTAACTCAGCTACATGGTTATTAACAAACCCTGATGGGATAGTAGTAGAGGTGAAAGACCTCCAACAACATTTAAAAAGCTTAGACTTGCCTTATGGTACATTGAAAGACTCAGCAGTCTATAAAAGACCTGTTATAAGAGGTAAGGCTAAAGGCTGGCAATTACAAAGGAAACAGAATGAAAATACAACACCTAGCACAAGCCATAAAGGTAGTTACTCCTAGTAAGTATTTAGACTTGATTGTGAAACCAAATGGCATTCAATAACCCTTGGGCAGGTGTAACACCCATCCCCGTACCAACACCAAGTGTTGTACGTTCATCCCCTGGCTACAATAGTGCATCAACCCAATCAGCACCCATCTCAATCGATGCCCTATGCTTCACTGGTGGTGTGGAGTTTGGCTCTCGTGCACTAGGTGTCCATACTGATAACTCTGATTACGATTTTGCTATCTCCTTAGCTACTTATGAACAAATGGATACAACCAGTCATAAAAGGTTGCCAATTGGTAACTATTTCAAAGTGTCACCTAAAACCGGTAATAATTTCCTAGTTAAAGCCTTAAGTGATAGGGGTAGTTTAGATCTACTAGTATTGGAGCACCCATCAGATGTAGATAAAATACGTAACGCTGTTAAGTATATGATAAATTCATTTAGTTCAATTGATCTTGCTATTAAAAACTATCGCATCAATAAATTCGAAAAAGCTCTTCTACGTGAAGGCTTCATACTAAACTGGCGTTTCCGTGCTATAAAATGGTTTGCTAACCTTACTAATACACCTACTGGCCTATGGCTACCTTAAAGGACTACACTATGGACTCTATAGAATTTCAGCAACTTGTAAAAGCCATACGTGCTAATCTCTACTACACAGTAGTAGGATTATCAGTACAAGAGATACAGCAACAGAACAAGCGACTTGATTCTGATGCTTATGCAGCTGCAATAGCAGTTGATAACTTCTTCCTAGAGAAACGAAAGGCACAGTTATGAGTAACAAAATAGAACAATTACAAACAACTATTCAAGAACAAGAAGACCTAGCTGCAAAGCTAGACCACTCTGACACCTCTGGTGACTACTACAAGAATCTCTATGAGCTTCTCTCCGTTGCGTACTTTGCCTCTAAGGACATAAACGCTATTACCCTTGCCAATATACCTCTTGCAAAAGATAATGCCTCTACGGTACCTCTAAAGGCCGCTGAGGATAGGGTAGCTGTATTAGAAACTTCACTAGAAGTTGCTAACAGCGAGATAGAGTACCTAAAGGAAACTATTGCTAGAGTTGCTGAGATTATAAATAAAGGATAACAAATGTCAATACCTAAATGGCTTCACGGTAAATCCATTGCGGTATTTGACCTTGAAACTGACTTCATACCAACAACGATCATCTTTATGAATGGTGTATCCTTCATCCATATCTCTGATACTGGTGAAGTAACTACCACCCCTAGTAAGATCTACACCTACAAGTGGACTCCTTACAGCAATGGGTCACTATTAGAGAGTGTTGAGTTACTACACACATGTGACTATGTATGTGGGCACAACCTCTGTGGCTTCGATTTACCACAACTTAAAATGCACTTAAACATAGATATAGATTTCAAAGTACTAGATACACTAATACTATCAAAAATCATGTACTCCAAGGATGAGCTCTACTCTATAGATGCCTCTCTAAAACTACTAGATACTATCGACTGGGCTAGACCATATGCATTAGATGCCTTTGGTAAACGCTTAGGTGATCTCAAACTAGAGTTCAAAGAATTCAATGAGATGACTGAAGAAATGGCTATCTATTGTAACCAAGATGTTGACCTAACATCTCGCCTATTACTATTCCTCCTAGCTAAGGATAACTTCCCACTAGAATCTGTAGTAACTATAGAACACCAAGCAGCAGCAATCATAGCTGAGCAAACCCACTATGGCTTCCACATAGACATCGAGGCAGCTAAAGCATTAAACACTAAGCTCCTCACAGAGAAGCATCAACTTGCTACTAAACTCTCCACCATCTTTGCACCTAAATGGTTACCAGATGGTCCAGTAAAAGAGTACAAGAAGCCAAGCAAGGTACGTAAGTACTTGCCTAATAACAACTACAAGCCACTACTTGGCACAAAAGGATAATTAATGGGAATGTTTGGTATATTTAAACGTAAGAAAAGATATGCAAAGTTGTCAGATGTATGCCCTATAGAGTTACATCTATACAGCTCAAAGATAAGATTTTATGTTGTAGATGAGAAGGCTAAAGAAATGAAAAGTTTACGTCAAAGATCTAATGCTCAGTACAAAAGTATTATTAAACTAAGGCAAGAAAATCTAAGACTTAAAGCTATTTTAGAGGATGGGAAGTTAAATAATGCAAGTAATTAACCAACTCTTAGTACCATTCTACAAGCAATACCCTAACTATCGTGTAATTTACTTAACCCTTACAGGGTCAAAGCTATATGGTACTGATGGTCCTAACAGTGACTGTGACTATAAGGGTATCTTCATTCCAACAACTGAAGACTTGTTACTACAAATAGCACCTGACCACTACACCTCAACAACTGGTGATGACAAGTCACGTAATGGTGCTGATGACATAGACTTACAACTATGGTCAATCCATAAGTTCCTTAACCTCCTTAAAAAAGGTGAGACCGGTGCTCTAGATCTACTATTCAGTATGAAACGTGAAGACACTCAGTTATTTACAACTAAAGCTTCTAGTATAATACGAAGTAATATACCACAGTTACTACACAAATCAGTCCACTCATTTATAGGGTACTGCATAGGTCAAAGCAAAAAATACAATATAAAAGGTGAGCGTTATAACGAACTGACACACTTCATTGGTAAGCTACAAGGGCCTCTAAGTGTTAACTACATAGTGAATTACTTTGACTACAAGTACATCAAAATAGTACAAGCCCCTGGTCCTCGTGGTAATAAAGGTGATACTGACATCACCTATATCTCTGTACTTGGCAAACTATTTGATATATCATTGCCACGTGAGTACATCTTAGACAAACTGGTAAAAATGGAGAAGCAATATGGCAATCGTGCTAAAGCTGCTACTGATTCAGTAGACTACAAAGCCTTATCACATGCTGTACGTGTACTTCTTGAAGTCAAGGAACTACTTGCAAGAAGAACTATCACCTTCCCGCTAGAACACGCTGACTACATTAAGTCAATAAAGTCTGGTAAGGAATCCCTAGAATCTGTAATGGAAGTAATTGCTAATGGTATAGAAGAAGTTGACCAGCTAATGTTGTCATCATCACTACCAGATAAGCCTAACATCACTACCTATAACAAACTACTACTGGAGCTACTCAATGACTCACCACGACCTAGTAATACTCCAACTTACGATCCTCCTACGCCAATTAACGCCTAATAACTATATAGTTGGTGGTTACATTAGAGACTTGTTACTCGGTATACCCTCAAAGGATATCGACATAGTAACTGATGCTCCTTATGATGCTATGGCTAAACTATTCACTAACGCTGGGTGGTCAGTAAAAGAAACAGGTAAACAATACCTAGTCCTCAACATATCTAAACAAGGAAACCATTTTGAAATATCCAACTTTCGTCAAGACAAAGATAATAAAGGGGGTGTACTCGGTACTATTAGTACTGACTGTATGCGCCGTGATTTTACTATCAATGCCCTTTATCTACATATGGGCAGCCATACTATCAGTGATCCTTGCGGGAGTGGGCTTCGTGATATTAGTAACAGGACTTTACGCTTTATTGGTAAGCCCTCCCAACGCATAGCTGAAGACCCTCTACGAGTAATGCGGTTCTATCGTATACTCCACACTAAAACTCTTGTGCCCCACAAAGGCTCACTACGTGCTGTTCGCCAGCACTACAACACTGCTCACTTAACAACTTCGCCTGAAAGGTGGCGTAATGAGATTGAGCGAATAATAGGGCTATAACTATATATATTAAATACAAAAGGTAAAATATGAGTAAAGTATATATGACCAGTGATTGGCACCTTGGCCACAGAGGCATCTCAAATAAGTTCCGTACTCAATTTACCTCAGATACTCACCACAATGAAACAATCATTGCTAACTACAACTCTATCATAAAGAAAAGAGACATAGTCTTCTTCCTTGGTGACATCTGCTTCAACAAGGCCTCTCTCGATCTCATACGTGCCCTTCCTGGCCACAAACGACTAGTACTCGGTAATCATGATAACCAATACGGAGAATTCCGTACAAGAGAGCTATGGGATGTATTCGAAAAGGTATATGGACTACATCAACGTAAACATACTTGGCTATCACATGCTCCAATCCATTCATTAGAACTACGTGATAAACCCAACGTTCATGGACATGTACACAATGCAACTCTTGACGATTGGCGTTATGCCAACGTCTCTCTTGAAAACACTAACTACTTCCCTGTAGACTTTCAAGACATAAAGGCCTCCTTTGAAGCAAAAGAGGTATTCACAAAGGTATAACCATGTCAACCGACACAGCACAATCAATCTTTGACCACTTCGAGTTAGAGCCCCAATTCTTCCTATGGCAAATTGAAGGCAACGGTGATGACTTAGAAGCATTCATAAAATCTTATGT